CCCACTGGATAGTGAAGCCATTAGCGAATTTAACAAACCCCGCATTAGCATCGAGTTTAGATGCCACGATTGCGCCTTGACCTAATAAGTTTTTGATTGTGACTAGTGTACTCACAGGGGAGTCGTTCCAGTTCGCACTTCCGAGAATCGCCTTAATTTGGTCTGTGATGTTTGTGTGTGCACTTGTATCACGATTATGAGAATCTAATGCTCCTCGTGTGAGGTATGCCGCATCAATCTTCTTAACTGTTACATTCGTAGAATTACCGATTACAACATCTAAAGAAAATACTTTAGAATTGATTGGAGTCTCCTTAGACGGGATATAAGAAGCATAGTTCCCGCCGTTGCTATATGCAATTAATCTAGCCGCAGAATCAGATTCGCCCTCAAGGTTAGCATACACGCCTAACTCCCTAGCGAAGAACCCGCTATTTACTGTGCTATTGCCAACAGCGAATTCAATTCTAAATTGGCCATCGCCTACGAATTCACCGCCCGAAGTGAACGGGCACTCTAATTTTGGGGCTAGTACAGAGGTCATAGTATCGATATTTTGATTATCGAGCTGACCGTCGCCAGTAACTAGCTTAATGTATTGCAACTTCTTACCGGTTGCTTGCGATCTTGCGATTAACTCACGGCCGTAATTGGTTAATCGTGTATTTGGATAAATAGAAGCCATGTGTTCTCCTTATACTTTAATTGTTTCTAATACGTCGAAGCTCATGCCTATGTTAATGTCAGAGCCTACTTTGAAATCAAACTTATCTAATGCCGCTCCGACATGGAAGGACTCGTATACATCAGATATAGCGCCTACATATATTTCGCCGTTAATGTTTGTAGTACTTTTTGTCTTGATGATTAAGTTCTTAGGTATTAACGGCTCCACATAATCGACAATATTGTTGAGCTGTGTTTCAAATCCATCGACTACATCTAGCCAGTACTCGTATCTATCAGATACAACAGAGTGCTTTACTACATAATTGCCAAACTTGAAGTTAAGCATTTCTTGTACTTTTGGCATAGTAAAAGGACGCTGCCCGATTAATACCGATAGTATTTCACTTCTGCGCCCTTCTGTGTCTGTCAAATCCGGAGGATTGATGCCTAATATTTGTTCCCATGCTTCAAGCCCGTAATCTGCTGCGGTATAGATGTATTCTTCTTTAAAGATATCTAGCATGATATCCCATAGCAGTTGCAGTTCTGCTGATTCCACTCTATACACTTCTTGGATATCCCGAGAATCTCGAGTTAACGGAACAGCGAATTGTGAGATATCAATATCGCGCTTAAAAATACCGAAATCTGTAATCATACTGCCACCAAAGTAACCGTCCCTACTACTGGGATTTGATTATCCTTCAATTCAAGCTTTGAAACAGAAGCACCGTTTATAGTAATCCTACCGACGTCAAGAACATTAGGCAGTTCGACCATTAAAGCAGTTACAAGACTAGTCCGAAGAATAATATGTTCCTTCTCGTCTTGATTACACCATTCCTTAGCACGTAGAATCAATCGTTGCTTGATAGCGTTCTCTGCGAGTGTTTGGATTTCGTTAATGTTGTGCCCGCTCATCATGGTGACTTCAATTCGGTAGTTGATCGTTACCGGGTCAGCCTTTTCGATTGTTACTGTATGGCCAATAGGAGCGAGACCGTATCCTTTGCCTTTAGGGGCTGGGTCTATGACGTTCTCTACTTCCTTAATAAGCTCGTCAGCCGCAGGCTTGTAGTCGCTGTTCAATACAACTAGCTTAACGGTACCGCCACCGTTCCAACAGCGGTATACTTTAACACCGCCAACGCCAGGGATAGCTAATACCTTTTCCTTGTAATCCGCACCATTACCTCCATAGGCTTTTGATTTCAACGCATCAAAGTACCGTTTTCGGAATACTTCTGTGTCTTCTTCATCTTCGCCAGGCGTGATATTCTTCAATATCTTAGCAGAGGTAAGGCCGTTAATACCCTGAATTGGTGTAATATCCCCGGTAGTCGCATTAGGAGTGCGTCCGTACTGCTCGCATTTGAGCTTGTACTTATGTTCTGTGTCGTCGATTACCTCTGTTACAACAAAGTTATATTCGTTGTAATTGAATCGAGAGCCAATCGGTACTTCCATATTGAACTGGGCTTCAAATTCGCCTTGCGTTGCAGGTTCCGGGTAAATATTAAACTCTGCTGCACGAAGTATCAAGAATTCACGGTCTGCAGTAGTGGCAAACGCTTGTTTCAAGATAACATCGGCTAGGATATATAGTTCTGCAAACTCAACGCTTGCCGGAGCTGTAGCATCGTATATAACACTACCTTCGCGCCGATCGAATTCATCTTTAACTCTATCGAGCATTCGTTTTTCAATTCGATTGGCCGTCATATGCTCATACAATACCTTTCACCCCTTTCTTGATTTTTTGTAGCGTACCATAGATGGTATCTACATCAAACTCAACCATGACGTCACCCCCTTCGTGGCTAAAATCAAAGTTGTATACTTTAGTTATTCTGTCGTCATTCAGTAAAGCCTCTTCTATACGCCTTTGTAACTCAGCGTATACATAAGGAATTGGCTGACCGAATAAGTCCTGTAATTCGATGCCATAATTCCAACTGTAAATAATATATTGGTATCGCTCCGTATTGATGATTTTATAAATCGCTTGCTCCATAGCTCGCAACTTATCCGCATAGCCTCTAATTTGGCTATCCGTTCTAAAATCAACATCATACGTATGCGATGGTTCAATATAATTCACGGTATCAGGAATAAGGGCGTCGTTACTTTGTTTTGGTAATAGTAAATTATCTGCCATTACTTAGTCGTGCACCCCCTATTTGGGTTATACCAACGGTCTAACGCTATATAACGCTGTCCGCCGGTTTCCTTCAGCATAATGACCTTATCGCCCATTACTAATTGGTTATGAACGAGATACTTCTTACGGCCTACGTAGTCGTGGTTATGGCTTGCAAATTCAGCCATACCTCCGCCACCTGCTCGGTTTTCTGTAACATGATCAACACTCATCTCCATAGTCCATTCGCAGGTGTTTTTGGTAAGAATAATATTCTCTTCAGGTACGGTTAGCTTAGGGTCAATCTTAATAGCAAGCGGTGATACACTGACAACTTCGCCGACGATTACTTCCATAGGTTCACCGTTCAATATTACGGTGCTCGCTATTTCTTTAATCGTATTAACGATTTTCATGTACTCGCTATCCATTATTTAGCCCCCATTCGAATAATCTTAGTTGGCGCTTCGTCATTATGCCACGCATAATTTGCGTTGCCATATTTCATAGCATATCCACGCTTAGAAGAGTTACCAAAGCACCCGCCTGCACCATCGGCAATAACAACGTGCTCATCATCACCATAAATCAACAAGTCGCCTTTATTAGCGTATCCGTTGAATTGTTCTGTTGTATAACCTTTAGCCTCGAGATTTTGACGAAGTGTATCAACTCTTGCGGTGCCTTTGTTGTACTCATCTTTCAAATCTGAATTGTACCAAGACCCAGTAGCACATACTGTGTCCGCACACCCCTGTTTACCATATTGGGATACTCGGCCATCATTAGAACTGAAAGCTGTGTCAACTTGGCCAGCTGTACCGCCTGCACCTGTTGTTACTGCGGAGCTTTTGGTCTTTTTAGCAGCTTCGATTTTCTTAACTGCTTCCGCATCTTCGTCTTTTGCAACTTCATAAGCTGCATCATTATCAACGTATCGTAAATCTAAATCCATTCCGTGAAATCCTGTTTTAAACGTATGGGTAACAGATGTTACCATCATGTAATTATTAACAATCATATCGCCGAAGTTTCGGTTAATGTAAACCAACGAGCCACCACGCACACGCACATCGCCAATGACATTTTTTAACTTAATCTCACGGCTCTTCTTGTTTTTGTGAGCCATGATTGCCTTGGCTTGTGCTACTGCGTTGATGTCCTTTTCCTTAGGAATGAGCAAGTATTGTAACCTACCCCATTTCTCGATGTTCTTATCGTCCTTGGCTATGAACGTATTCTCCAACTTACTTGACGCACCATTCGGGACCGTACGTACGATTTTTACATAGTTGTATGTTTCTTTGTCTATGGAAGTTGTGTACTGTACATCTTCCATACACTCATCATCAATGTAAATATCGGTCTTCATAGTCTCGAACGATGCTAGCCGTAACTCGCCTGCATCATCGTACAAATGGTAAAACGCATGATTAGGCGTGTATATAGCCGTTTTATCGAGTAATTGGCATATCATTTCTTGCAATGACTTATCCTTAAATATGGTTTGCGGTTTCTCCGGAGTTTTCCATACGGTATCGTCCATATAACCACATTTCAAACCAAAGTCCTCTGCCACCATTTTGATGAACTCAGTCGCAGTCATAGCTCCGATGACATAACAGTCTTTATTCTTGAGATAGCGTATCTGATCATAGCAAGTTACCGATATAGAGTTCTTGCCGTCACGCTGTTTCTCAAAGACATACCCAAAGAACACCGCCCCTCCATTTAAAGTGAACTTAACTGTGTCACCTTCTTCAAAATTGAGGTTAGGGTCTTTAGGTACTTTGAATGTCATCTTACTTGGAACGCAGTCAACTGCTCTCGTAATTTGTACGCCGTCTTCAGGTTCTATGAGCCATAAATCACCAGTGCTTTTGTTTCTGATGGTTAACTCATAGTGTAGTTGCACGGGCATGGGTAACGGAGTGATAGTGCCATTGATTTGAGATTTTTCGACTGTTTTCTTTTCATCTATAGCCATTCGTTATTACCCTCTCGTTTAAGCTGGACGATTTGGCCAACTCCCAAGATAGCCGGTACAGCGATTTTGTTAAGTGCTGCGATTTGGAATAGGTTATCTGTATTACCGAGTTGCTTCTTAACGATTTGCTGTAAAGTCTGACCTTTGGACACTTTAGCAGTAGATGCCGCTACCTTACCGTCAGCCGGTCTGTCCGACTTAACGCTACCTTTTGCAGTACCGTCCTTATCGGTTTTTACTTCAATCCGTTTAGCACCCCAAGGCTTCCACTGTTTCAATGTAACACTAGCATACGAATCAAAGCCGTTATCTGCATCTTCTTCTATGACGTAGTTTTCAAGCGTACATTTCATGTTAGTCATGGCTAGCATCTGTCCGCCTGGTTTCATTCGAACTACAATAAATTGGAAGATCGTCTTTGTGGTCTTAAGCTTTTCGAGTTCATCGATATAGTACTTAGCCTTCTTAGACTTAAAGAGCAAGGATTCATTAAATGGATAATCGGAGTTAGGCAATAAGAATTTAAACGCTATATCGGTAAGCCCTGCGGGCTTAATAACGTTAACTTCACCTTTCCCCAATAACTCCATTGTTTCGTTCTTGCCATTGATAGTAGTGGTTAATTCTTTAGGGGGAATCGGTATCTGCATCGTCCCCATATAGAAGTAATACATTTAGATTCCCTCCCTTTGAATTGCGAACGCGTCTTTCAAGCCTTTCGAGATTTGACTTGTAAAGCCGTCTAAGTCAGTGCCGTTGTTGATTTCTACATCGTTATTCATTTGAATGTGAATCACATTGGCATCTTGCCATTTCTTCAACGACTTATCGATAGCGCTTTCACGGAGTGCCTTGATTTCTTCATTTGTCATGTCGATAGACTTGGCAATCTTGCCTGTGTTCTTGGCAGTCTTACCTGTATTTTTCTTAGTCTTATCGGCCGCATCATGATCAGCACCTGGAGTAATTTTGCTAGCGTCAAACTCTTGAGGAGTTTTTATGTTAGGCATGTTAGGCATTAAATCACCAAGGCTAAGGTTAGCCCCAATGTTATAGCCTTCTCCGAAAGCCCCTGTAACGCTAGAATAATCCATCTTGCCCATGACGGTAGTTTCACCGCCGGCAATCTCGAATCGTTCTAATACGCCAGTAGACCCGCCTACCTTATCGATATTTACGCCTGGGATTTTATTAATCGCATCGATAATATCGTTAATTCTAGCTTTCACGAATTGCCAAATACCATTCCATATATCGATAAACAAGTTAGCGACTGCATGTAACGGGTCTTTGAATACGTTGGCCAAGAAATTAACAAATGCTGCGATGATGTTCCAGCCCAGTGCAAACACATTGAAAATAGCGGAACCGAACGCCCAAAAAGCACCAACTACGATTCCTAGTACGCTAATATTCGCATCACAGAAATAGTTAATAGCTTCTACAGCTAAGTAGATTACGACTATAACTGCAACAATTAAACCGATTACCCATGTTAACGGGCACGCATATAATGCGGCGTTCAATCCTTCTTGAGCTACAATCATTGCTAACAGAGCAGCAGTTTCAGCCCAATCGGCTACGGCCTTAATCGCCATAGCACCTGCAGCGAGAATCGTTCTTCCGGCTGCTATACCGGCCTGAATTGCATAAAACGCCATAACTCCACCCAGTATTATCATTGCTGTATACATGATAGACGAGTGTTGTCTAACAAAGTTAGATAACGTGTTAAATGCCCATACGGCAGTATTAATCGTTTCACCGATAACACCTACCAGCCAATAGAATACCGGCGCTACCGTTTGGATAGCTCCTGTTACGTTATCCACTAACTCACGGACACCCTCACTATTAGCAAGGTCAGATATTCGCTGGAACACAGGCTCGAACGCCCGAATAGCTTTATTCTTAATTGACTGCATATGATCGCCCCAAGTTTTAGGAAGCGATTCAAACTGCTTTTCAATCTCTGGCATATTAGTCATGATAGCGTTCTTGATTACATCAGCGGTAATCTTACCCTCCGACGCTAGCTTCTTAAGTTCGCCACGGGATACGCCCATAGTTTTAGCAATGATGTTTTCAATCATAGGCGCGTTTTCAGCGATAGAACGGAATTCGTCACCTTGTAATTGTCCACTGGCCAAACCTTGCGTTAACTGAAGCATGGCGTTCTTTTGTGCTTCTTTCGATGCACCGCCAATAGCGAATACCTTTTGTACTCCTTCCATAAATTCTACAGCTTGTTGAGGGTCAGGGAATGCGTCATGCGCGGATTGAGATACTTGGATTACGGCGTCCGCCATTTCCAAATACCCGCCTCTTGCACGCTGTGCGGATTCAAATATCTGCTTGTTCAGATAAATGGCATTTTCCTGGCTACCGGCTACCAATTTAAGGCGAGCTTGCACCTGCGCCCATTCTGTAGCAGTATCTTGAATCGATTCGATGGCGCCTTTTATAGCGCCAATGCCATTCATTACTGTATTAGCCAACAGATTACCGGCGAAACTGTTCATGATACCGCCCATGCTAGCTTTTAGTGTTTCGCTAGCACTCGATACGCCGTCCATCTTATTATGTAGCGTGTTCATGGATTGATAGGCTTTAGTTGTTGCGTTTGCGGCTGCGTTCATAGCATTAGGAATATTAGTTGATAGGCTTATATAGTTAGAAAGTGTAGCCATTCATTACCCCCTTTTTGCCTTATTCATTTCGTCTTGCTCATCTTTAGCATGTTGCTGAATAAAGGCAATTACTACAGCCTTTTCATTCATGTCCATATCCGCAAAAACAGAAGGTCGCATATGGTATTTAACAAATGCCAAATATGCGAACATCGTTTCTGTTTCATTGGATTCTAGGAGTTTTTTACTTCTTTTACCTTATCTTCCATGCCGACATCATAGCCTTGGGCTTCTGTTACTGCTGCCAAAAGGTCAGCGTATTCACCTGGTGTGAGCATTGCCTTTACAAGCTCAACCGGTTCAGTAACGCCCCAGCTATCTTGAAGTTCCGCATCATAAAGATTAGGGTAAGTGATTGCCTTAGATAGCACATCTTCGTTGTATGCAGTCGCATCGAAGCGTTCTTCAGATTGACGAGTGATGCGGTCAGTAATGCGTTTAGTGTATTTCTTACGCATCTTTTCTGTTTCGTCTGTAGCTAATGTTTTAATCTTCCATGCCACAGGCTCGCCATTCACTTTGATACGTTTAGATGCTACGTATTCAGTCTCATTGACTACATCAACGTTTTGTTTAAGGAATGCGCTTAAATTTTCAGCCATTGTAAAAACCTCCTAAAAAAAGGGGAGCAAGCACTAGGCTTGCATCCCGTCTAATTCATTAAAGTGTTGAACATATTTAACACCTTCATAAGTGAAGTTGTGTTCTTGTTCGATGTATTTGCCTTCAGCGTCGAACTCAGCTGCTGTTAACTCATCAAGGTTCACACCTTTTAGAATTACAGAACGGCGACCAGCTTTAGAAGTTGGATCGTTGTTAACTACTTGCATGTCGAAGTATGTATCCACACCCGTTTTCAAGTATTTTTCAACCATCTTATCGAATAAAGCTGTGTTGTGGTAAATTGTTAAGCTACCGCTGTATTCTACGGAGGTAGACTTATTGCCTGCACCGATACGGCCCAAGATAGCCACTTTTTCTTTATTCTTTTTAATTTTTGCGCTAAGTTTTTTAGCTTGAAACAGTAAGTATCGGTTACCGTTCTCTACGATATAGCAAGACGCTAATTTAGAAGAAACAACGTCAGCTGCATCCATCGTTTTCAATGCATCTAAAATTTCATTTTCCATGCGTTATCCTCCTAGGCTACTACAACAGTCATGTACAATTTTTCCATAGCCACAGTAGGCTGTAATTGTACGTTAACCAATACATCTTCCTTGTTATCGCCTTGCGTAGGTACTGGGATATCCTTATCATCGAAGTTTTGGATAGCACGTACTTTTTGGTATTGCTCAGCAAGATATACAAGGTCGCCCCATAAGGACTCACGACCAGCTTGGTCATTAGGGGATTTATCAAGATGTGTTTTATTAAACAATCTAGCGCCGTCAACTGCCCAGTTATCCAATACACGAATGACTTGGTTAAGAGAGAAGTCGCGGTTTTTAGCTTTACTGAATTCAGTAAATGTGTTGATGTCTTTCAATACACGAACGTCACCTTGGATATTACCGCCAACAGAGTCAGTAACATTATGGAACATGAACATACCATCTTTGATAGCTTGTTCGAGTTCGAACTGTTTGTACTTAACGTTTACAGTGTATTCACCATCATAAATCATGTTGCCTACTGTAGCATTGATATTACAAGATGCTTCTTGACCTAATGTCCAGTACACCAAAGAGCCTTTTTCAGCGCCTTCATCGGTTACGTCATTAAGGATGGAGATAACACCTTCATAGTTGACCCCAGTCTTACCATGAATCACTAATTGGAATTTAGCGCCACTTTGTTCACGGCAACGTTTAGTAAATGCAATAAGCAAGTTCTTAATTGTGTCGTCCGCACCAGCGTAACCCAAAGTGTTGAAGTAGTAAGGTTCAAGCATATCAATGCCGTCTTGGTAGTTCTTAACGGCGATTGTGGAGCCGTTAGTACCACCGGATAGTGCAGTATAAGCTGTAGTAGTTAATGCGCCAGTTTTAGTGAATACGATGTAATCGTTATCTTGCAGTTCTGTCGCATTCTTCAAGTTCTTTTGAATATCTACTGCTTTACGAACATCGCCTGTAGTGAGGAAAGTAGTTACGATGAATTTACCTGTGTTATCTGGATCAGCTTGAACAGATACACCCAAATCGTTACCACGAATGCCCTTATATTTTGCTTTACCGATTGTGCTGGTAGCTTGCGCACCATCAGAGTTTAAGCGGTAGAAGTAACCAGTTTTAAGACCACGGAACAAGTCACGTAAGCCTTTCATTTTGTCATGGCCGTAGTCATAACCAAAGTATTTTTGGCAATCCTTTTGGAATGTGTCGTTATCTACACGGAACACTTCACCACTTGGGCCCCAATCAAAGGAGAGCAGCATCGCGCCAAAGCCACGGTCAGATACTTCTGCATATGCTCGGTCTTTGGATACGAAGTTAATATAAGTACCTGGCAATACTTTATTGTGGAATAAGAATGTGCCACCACCTAATGCCATATTTCACTAACCTTTCACAGGCGTTGTTAATGCCTGATTTAAAATTCTATCAATATCGCTTTCCGTATACATTTCATCTTCGTTAAGAAGGCAAGTGAGTAAATCACGATACCGTCTGTATTTGTCAGATGCAATGATAGCGTAAGCATCAAATTGTTGTTCAGTCGTTACCTTGACTGTTTGTTGTTCAGTCGTTACCTCGACTGTTTGTTTTTCATCTGCCATCTTTTACCCTTTCTGTTAATTCCATGTGCTTCATACGTTCGATAGGTTTGGCCACTTTCCGTAGTATGTTCTCATACGTCACGAAGAAGTGCAGCACGCCATCTGAAATCTTGTACTTCATACCTGTGCCCATAATTGTACGTTCCCCAACTTGTACAAATTCAAGCAGTAGGTACAGCACACTAGGAATATCAATGAGTTTTCGCGTATCAGTAACCACATCGAGATTATTGGCGTAATACATGATGTCTAAATCCAAAGAAGTATTGTAAAGATCACCGACATGTCTGCTCATACTAGGTTCAATCACCTTAATATATGCGCACGGGAATGTCATATTGTTTTCTTTGAATTCTAGGTATATAGGCACGTTGAGTGCCGTATGTACGGCTTTAGATACAGCTGTTAATACATCAGAATCCACCATGCTTTTCAATCCATTTCTTTAATGTAATTTCCATAATACGTTTAGCATTTTTACTGAGTGCCTTTTCAGCTTTTTCGTGCATGTACGCACCGTCTACCCAAGGCTTTTTCAATCTACCGCCTTGCATAACTCCGCCTTTAGATTGGCCAACCCATGGAAGAAATCTCCCAACTTCTTGCCGATGGCCATCATTAAGGAACGAGGCGTAGGAGGACGTGTTAAACACCTCAACCCGTCCGGTTTTTTCGTTCAGTTGATATCTACCAACACTCCACGATTGGCGGGTATGCTCACTATCAAAATACTTCGTTTGTACTTTGCCGTTTTGCATGAATTTAACCGATCGTTTTCCGACCGGTGTGTTCAATTTAGCTTCACGCACATACACGCTGGCCATTTCCTTCACAACTTGCTTGTTGAAATTCTGAAGGCTACCTGATTGACTCAGTTTGACCAGGCTTCGATTAAATTCAGCAAAATCTTCCATATCAAATTCAACACCCATGTCAATGCACCTCTAAATTTTCGAGTTGCACCTCTTGGTGGGTATCATATCGTGCAGAAATCGAGGCACTGCGAAAAAGTTGCTTCGTATTTCGCCCTATAAGCTCGATTCGAGCCCCGTTCGGTATGATTACCTCCGGAGCGATGAAAAGTACCGTGGTGGTACTAAATTTCGCAATCTCAGCGATTTGACCTGTAGAGAGAGTTTTATAGCTAATTCTACAAGCAAAAGGACCCTCTCTACTGGCAGTTTTACTCATAATTCCAGTATCGGGGTCCATTGCATCCACTTCGGAGATAACATAACACGTACAATCGTATAATCGTTCTAACTGCTTTCTAGCAGCATCTACCATCTTAGCCGTCGGAAGCATGCTAGGTCACCCCTTCCATATCCACTCAAAGCGGTGGCCAATTCTTGGAGACGGGATGCCTTGTCAGTTCCTTTAAATTGAACTTCAGTATCGCCCATTTTAATGGAACTAGCCATTTCTCCGTCGGCTTCAATCAATTTGTTTTTGTTTGTGGTGATATAGCTGCCAATTACACGATATACGAGAACGTACTGTAATTCGCTAGGTAATTCCTTCTGATTGATATCATTGAGGATATGTTGTGTTTCCGCATCAATCATATACTCAATGATATTTATATCAGAAATTGCATCATACCCGAGCCACGATTCAAGAATTTGTAAAACTGTCTCTTTCGTGGTCATATCATTCACCTACTATTTTTTGAATGTAGCTTTTACAACTTTGGATTGGTTAGTCAACGCAACAACGTAGTGTTCGTTAGCAACGAATTTGTCGATACCTTTTTCAGGAACACGATCGTATTCAACAACAACGTCACGTTTAATGTAAATTGTTACAGCAGGTAATACAGGAGTACCATCTTCCACTTCTGCAGATACGCCAACGATGAAGTTGTCGATAGTTGCGCCAGTATCATTGATGCGGCGAGATGTTACAACACGACAGCCGGCAATCATACCGATTTCACCAGTCATCATAACGTCGTTACCGTATTTTGTTTTGTCGATGAAGTTAGGGTCTTTACGAAGTGCAGTAATTTGAGAAGGTGCTACGAACAAATATTTTTCAACGTAGTCTTCTTCGTTCAATTTGTCTACTGCGTTAACGACACCTTCATAGGAGATAACTTTAGTATCAGTTACTGCAAGAGTAGCACCACCGAGGGCTGTTACTACGTCTTGGTCGATTTTAGAAGCCAAGGACAAACGTAATTGATGAGTAGCTTCGCCTACTGGGTCGCCATAACCGGACAATTTAGCTTCGTCTGTGATGTCAACGCGTTTCATTGCTTTTTTAATTTTAGCTTTAGTGACGGATGTGGACATTTGAGTTGCAGTTACTTCTACGCCTTCTGCGATGTCTTCCGCGTCACCGATGTAGCCCCATGCTGGAATAGTGATTTCGTTACCTGGCACGCCTGCCAATTTGTTATCGATTTTAGCGATAGGAGTAAATTTAATAGCTTTTGGTAAACCTGCGGATACCATGTCCGCCATTACTTGAGGGTTAACTACATTAGCAGTTTGCGTAGGACCTGCTGCGAATGTTTGTAAATTAAAAGAGAATTGTTTATTCATTAGCGTTTCCTCCTGTTAATGAATGGTAAAGATCAATGTCGTTTGCGAATAACTCCGCACGTTGAGAGTATGTCATTTTAGCGAAGTCTTCTTTAGTTACTGCGCTGCTTGGTGCTTTACCGCCAGGATTACCAGGCGCTACACCTTTAGGGGCAGACGCTTCCCCAAATAAATAAGGATTAGCTTTGGCAACTTCAGCAAGTTGTTCATCTAATCCTTTGATTTTGCCGTCCTTCACTTTTGCATCGGTTAAATCCAATAGTGCACGGACTGCAACGTTGTTTTTAGCTTTTGCGTTGGACAATGCTACGTTAACAATATTGTCGATTTCAAGTTGTGCGATTTTACCCTCGTATTCAGCTTTACGAGTTTCTGCATCAGCTTTCATCGTTTCAATTTGTTTCGCAAGCTCCGCATTATCTGCATTAGATTTTTTGAGGTTATCAATCTCGCTGTTAAGAGTCGTGAGTTCTCCTTTTACGGATTTGAGTTCCTCATTCTTAGCATTGAATTGATCCTTAGACACATAATTCTTGCCATAGTCTTCAACGACCTTAGCAGTCTGTTCTTCAGTTAATCCTAGTGCTAACAATTCTTCCTTAGTCATAGTGACCTCCTTAAAAAATACCCATTTCGCTTTATTTTCGTGAGCCACACCTCACGGCTACGGTCTTGTTAGTTATCGCCCAACAATACTAAAATGGCAATAAAAAAGCAGCGTTTCCGCTGCTAATTGATATATTCTTTTTCCCATTCCTCGTAGGTAATCGCACCATCAAAATCAGTACTCTTATCGTTCTGATTTCTACCTGTACGAGTGCCTTCGATTCCTGGGATATATGGAATTGTAGTGGACCGGCAATAGCAATGGAACGGCGGAACGGTAACGCCTGGTTTAGCATCTACGACTCTGACACGTTTACGGTCCATGTGTCTGCAGATGGAAGAAGTATGGCTATCTAGTGTAGCCAGTATCTCTAACTCCTCGACATCTAGGTCTTTCATGCTATCAAGAAACCCTTGCTCGTGAACCCGTGCCGTCTCTGTTTCGATTAATCGCTTAGCGTTACTGTATGATGTCTTCATCCGCTTATGCAGATTATCTGCCATCGTGTCCGCCCCTTGCCCAATAATGAGGGCTTGGGTGAAATCATTCTGCAAGTTAGCTACTAGCTTACTTGTATCACCCCAAATCCTACTACTGAAGTCCTTGCCATCACTCGCCCATTGGCTGTGAACCACACTTTCAACGCGTTTACTATCAATCGTATTAATGCGCGAGTATTCTCCGCGTTGCGTCTGCACTGTATATGCGGACTTATACGCGGAGGACTGATACACATCTTTCAGTAAATCGTTCAGCGAAATACTCTGCTTTTGAGCCAGTATTTCGAGCTCGTGAACCACGTTAATATACAGCATCTGTTCACGGCTTAACCGCTCGCGAATGGATGCGTTTGATAGCATTTGTTGATGTTCTTCAGATACGCCGAGTTTCTTAGCTTCTGCCTTGAATTCAGCTAAATCCATTTTAAAGGCTTTCATCTCGTAGGCGTTCAGTAGTTTCCTTGCTTCGGCTAATTGAAGTCCGTTTTCTGTGGCGAACCTACGATACCAATCATTGATAGCCTTTTCTATCCTTCGTAACGCCCTGGCGTAGTTAGATTTGATTTCATCATCGGTTAGGCTAGCTTTTTGAAAGGATTCATCTAGTAACCGCTCATACCGTTTCTCCCAATAATCATTCGCCATCTGCCTCACCGCCGTTCGGTACAACAAAATCTGCTGTTACTTCGGACTGTTCCTTTTTAACTTTTGCAAGCTCTTCCGCAGCATCAGTTGTCCACGGATGATTTGCAATAATGGTTTCATTGGAGATGATACCCACAGAGTTTTTACAGTTGTTGATTGTATCGCCTTCATTGATTGGTAAATCACGATTGAATATGAAGTCCACTTCTTCAACTGTATCTTGATTAGTTAAGCCACGATACGTGTTAACGAACCACATCAAATCATGCAAGCTAGATTTAAACTCTAGCTCCATTTCATTGGCATCTAAATCAATATCAGAGTACATGGACATAATGTTCATCTGATTTGGATTGTTAGCCATACGATCGTCTTTAGCGTCAAATCCTCGACCGTTCTCGATAATAGCTTTACGCAAAATGTTAATCAGTAATTGGTAGTTGTCGCTATTCACCTCTATTTTTAAGGCTTTTACATCACCATTGACACCATCGACTGTGCGAACCTTAATTGCGCCATACGATGCAAGATTTTGACGGAACTCAGCGAGATTTTCGCCGTCATAGTTCTGTAGTATCAAAATCGTGCTGCGGATATCCTCTTCCATATTGTCCTGGAAGTTAGATAATAACCGATTGAGTGCGTCTTGTAAGGACTTGACCTTATCGATAAGTGGCTGTTCGAATTCATTTGCACGGAACATAATAAGAGGAATACGTTCCCAGTTATATGGTGTATCGGCAATCGCAAAATTGGCAGTGTTTTCTTTATCCGGATCAGGAAGTAAACGCTCCGTATCCCATACGTAATACTGGATACCATTCGGTGTGTAGTATTCCACTTTGTGAATAGTCTTAGTTTCTAGCCCCGTATAGTACTCAATATCGTACAAGTATAGGAACGCATCTAGTTGTGTGTGTTCCTCATCTGCCCAAAATGGTAAGACCTGATGCGGTTTCATCATCTTAAACTTTAGCGTGCCATCGATACCGATGTAAGGATGAATATACGCCTTACCTGCCATCGTTGCGAACTTACCGACAGACTTTAATAAGCGTTGGAACTGAATACCAAACATCTTATCGAGCTCGTCATCATCTGCGTTAATATCTAACGGCTTAGACAACAGGTAGTTAACCTTTTGGTCTACCAAATCATCAAATCGGTTATCCACAATCTGATTATTAGGAACGCCCTGTAACGCTATTCGTGTATTACCCTCACCAATAACGTATCGTTGCTTATTCAAAATGTCATGTTTACCGTCATAATAATCGATAGCAGTACACATCGTTTTACGCTGTTCGCTACCTAGAAAATTACGCAGCTGTGCTTGTAGGAACTCTCGTTCCGACATAGTCGCTGAACCTTTTATGATGCGGTCCCATAGCTGAGATAATATCAATCAAACGACCACCTTTCTACATTAATATCTTCCAAACCATACCGCATAGCATCCATAGCATGGTTATTTTCGTCTTCAGGTTTCCCTGTGTATTTCTCAAAGCGATCCTTCGCCCATTGGTACGTAGATAATTCACGCAGCACATTAACGCATCTTGGGTGAACGATTAATTCGTAGTCCTGTATCCGCTGAATACCGTTTAATATGCTGTCTTTACCTTTACGTGCCCCGGTTATTCCTTTTAACCCTTCCTGGTACAATTCCTCAATGGATTTAGGCTCCGCACTATCGGCTCGAATCTTCTCTTTTGCATATCCCATATCAATGATACGAGATGCTAATTGTTGATTCGTAAGCCCTGTTTCGTACAGCTCATCGAATATGTAGATTTTCTTATTCGCCATATCAACAAGCATGCACACTAGCGCTGTAGGGTCTACTGTATAACCAAAATCAAGGCCAAACGCGGACTTGATACCGGTTTGACCTCTAATTGCATCGACATTAAATTCTTGTTCTTTCCAGTTTTCGTAAACCAGGCCTTCAACAACGCCCCAGTTACCTAAGCCGGCTACTTGATACCGCTTAGGGTTCTTCTTCATTTCCTCGAACAGTACTAAGTCAGAATCACTCAGGAACTCGTTACACAGGTAATTCGTAGTCATGGCCAATACGTTTTCACTGGGTTCGTCAAAAAAGCGTTTCTTTAACCAGTGCCTATCAGACCACGGGTTAAAAGTTAAGACTACCTGGTGATACAAACCGGCGGGCAACTGCCCACGAATAGATTCATCCAGTCTATTGAACGCATCTTCACTCATAATCTCATAGGCTTCTTCAATCCATAGCCTGCACAAAGCACCGACTTCAACAGTAATGGACGTTACCTTTAAAGGATCATCGAGACCGCGAAATAAGATTTTCTGTCCGGTCGGGATATACGTTATCTCAAGTGGAGATACGGAACATTTGAAGTACCGCTCCACCTTTAACTGGCGCATAGCCCATTTGAGTTGCGCGAAACAACTGTCACGCAAAGTCCGTTCTGTCTTACGAACGACTAGCCAGTTTATACAAGGGTTCTCCATTATCTCTATGATAACTTTTAGAGACTGGGTAGAAGACTTCTTACTGGCACGACTGCCCTTGACTACTTTATAACGGCCTTTGAACCGCCAAAAAGCACCGTATCCCTTGCCTACGATATCGGGCAAGTACACTCTATTAGTCTGCAATATCGTCACCACCTACGATGAGTACAGGCCTAATATCGATAGTCGTATCACCGCTGAGTATTCTATGACGTTTAGCCATTAGCTCCAGGGCTTTCAGCCTTGACTTCTCGTCCGGCGGTTTATCGATAATGCGAGCTTCGGAACATCCTTCCCCTGTGCCCTCGATAACCACTTGCTTTTCATTTGAGAGCCCCAGGGCAATTCGTGTTAACTCATACTCGACCTGCTGAGCCGTCATGATGTTCTCATTGAAGTAGGCGTCGCGGAGCTCTTTGACCCTTGCCTTGATGTCATCATTAGTCATCAAGCGACTACCTTGCATTTTAGCTGTTTTCTCAGAGTAACCAGTGCGAATAGCAGCCTGTGTAGCGTTCATATCCTTGATGTACTCATGACAAAATTTTTCGTGTCGTTTATTTGCTAATGCAGCCACTATCTCACCTCCTGGCTATCTTAATACATCACGGCTGTTTCTCTTAAATCTGCCGTGCGAACGAGTGCATAATCCACAATTACTTTTGTGTGCGTGGTCGTGTGTGATATACGTTTGACACAGGCCATTGTATTCAATTAGTTTTGCTGTGCAAACGCCGTTCTTATTATTCAGGCATTTACGTTTAATGCATTTGACTTCTGTGCTCATACCTTTTCACCTTAATACTTTGTACGCTCAAATCCGATGACTAGTTGGTTGTTGTTAGGCTATATAGTTATTGGAGGACTACTAGTTCTAGTCATCAGATGTCAGCGTACAACGATACAGGGCAAGCTCATAATGTATAAGCTTAATAATGTGTTGTGGACATATTCGGCTCGCCCTGGTTTCATTGTGCGGTAAATTTCATTTTTACATATTCCCTCTCCTTAGCTTACGCGATCGCCTACATCATAAATACGGGCCCTTGTATTTACAATGCTACATACAACAAAAAGCACGGTCGTCATCACCGTGCTTTTTGCCGAGTTGTGTATAAGAGAGGATCTGTGTTAGATGACTAATGACACCTTTCACAACTACATTATACTATGTCAAGTCGGTTCATTTAAGTCCAAAATACTCCAAAACACTCCAAAGTACTCCACTATGAAAGGAGTTCTCCTAATTCGTTCAAAGCTTTATTTTTTAAATTGAAGTAACTGCTTTTTTCGTAAAATATCATCGCTTGTACTTTCTTAGGAAAAGCCCCATTAATGTATTCTTGCGATAATATGATACGCCCGGGTATGCATTCTATCTGTTCAATCAAAGCCCTTGCTTCTTCCCTTTTAGCTATAAGCTTTGCTATCTCCCGTTTTTTGGCATCTACTGTATCAACAAGTCTTGCTACGTCCCCTTCAAGACCTACTGGAGTACCGCCCCCTGATACTCTGTCTTTGGAATAATCAATCGCCGATAAGGTGATGATATCATACTGCAGTTTGCGAATATCTTGCCGTAGTGATTGAATACGAATCGCAATCAGCTTGATATCTTGCAGATACGCAGTCGCCTTTTCTTTATAATCACTCATGCTGCATTACCCCTTTGATGTATCGGTCTAAGTACCACCGCGCTTTTTTTAGGTCTTCCAGTTTATCGCCTTTATGCCCTGCTCTTGCGATGTACTTGATAACATTACCTAGATGATATGGAAGTTGTTGATCCTCGATAAAGTCGATAACTTCAATCTTACCGCGTGTGTAGTGTGAAGGGTGATTGATGACATCTTCTTGCTTGGGCAATTCAATGGTCTTAACTTCAGTCTCCTCGATAGTTTGGGCTACTGGTTCTACCGCTACTTCTTTCTTCTTAGGTACCTTTGAATATTTAGGAAGACACTCAGGACAATATTTAGGCCAACGTCCTTGCGCTTTTTCTTTTGTGTGAACGAATGTTGTGTTACATCCTTCACAGGTTAACTCTTTACTAACGCCTGCACCGGGAGGTGTCATAACTTTTTCGCACTCAGGACAATAGTCCTCGTGTGTTCTTACTGTGAATGTGTCTCCGCATCGTCTACATTTCTTTTGCATAGTTCTACTCCTTATACAATTCTTTACGATATTTAATAGCTTCTAAGAGGGCGTCCTGCCCTGCTTCTTTACGTTCTAATGCTTTCATGACTTGCTCGTCCATTGTGCCTTTGGTGACTAGGTGGTGGATAATCACGGGTTGTGTCTGTCCTTGTCTATGAAGTCGTGCATTTGCTTGTTGATACTGCTCTAAGCTCCATGTTAAGCCATACCACACGATGATATTACCGCCGGCTTGTAAGTTTAAGCCGTACCCTGCTGATGCGGGATGGGCAAGTAACATTTGAATCTTGCCCTTATTCCACTCCGCTACATCGTCATCGGTCTTTAGCTCGACCGCTTTTGGGAATGCTTCTTTAATCGATTGAAGGTCATGCTTGAAGTTGTAGAATACTAACATCGGTTTTCCTTCGTTTGTTTCTACCAATTCTTTCAAGCGTTCAATCTTCTCGTTATGGACGACTACGATTTCACCGTCATCGTTATAAATGGATCCATTTGCCAGTTGTAACAATTTACCGGCGAGTGCTGCTGCATTCAATGCACTTACGTCGTCATCATCGACTAAACTAAGCACGTGCTCACGTTCCATCTGTTTATAGAGTTCCCATTCTTTCGGGTTCATCTCTACTGTGATAACGTTTTCGATACGTTCAGGTAGTGTAAGATAGTCCTTCGCTTTTAAGCTCATACAGATATCTTGCATCTTACTGAATATCGCCTTGTCACCGCCTGGCAGTAGTCGGTAACTATACACGACATGTCCGTTGGTTTTGTCCGGTGTAAAATACCGGGTACGATATTCGGTAATCGTCTTACCTAATCGTTCGCCGCCATCTAGTAGGTACATCTGCGCCCAAATATCTAAAAGCGTATTCGGTGCCGGAGTACCCGTTAGTATGACGATACGCTTAAACAGTGGACGGAGTTTTCGTATCGCCTTAAACCGTTTTGCCTGTGGGTTCTTAAACGAAGAACTCTCATCGATGACTAACATATCAAAAGGGAACGATTTTTTCTTATGGTAGTACTCATATAACCATTGCACGTTTTCACGATTTATCACATAAATGTCAGAATCACTCTCTAAGGCGTGTATGCGTTCCTTCTCGGAACCTAACACCTTAGCCACCGTTAAACGCCGTGTAGCACTCCATTTTTGCGATTCTTGGGCCCATGTAGATTCTGCTACCTTCTTAGGTGCGATGAGTAATACTTTTTTAATGTCAAAGTAATCATATATAAGCCGGTCAATCGCAATGAGTGTAGATATGGTTTTACCTAACCCCATATCCAGTAACAAGCCGTAATGGGTATTGTCAATGATTCGTTGTATTGCAATGCTTTGATACTCGTGTGGATGAAAGTCCATGTATCGTCCTTTTCATATCTTCAACAAATAACTTGGCGTCAGACATCCCGGTTACGACGAACACTAACGCGCCTTGTTTTCGTAATCGTGAAATCTGTACTCGTTGATTAGCCATCAGCTTACCGTTCGTATCCTTTAACTCGATAAAGATAACTCTGCCTCCAGGGAGTACTACAATCCGATCAGGTACACCATCATTTCCAGGTGACACGAATTTCATATATATGCACCCCATTTTTTTGAGTTGATTACCTAACCATCGCTCAATGTCTTTTTCCACGTTCTCACCTCGTTCTCATTTAATAATTGGACACACCCTCGGACACGCCTATGAACCCGCGCCAATACTGGATTTATGGGGGGGGGTGTGTCCGAAGTGCCCAATTTTTTTCCAACATATATATATACGCGTATTTGCGTTTTTTACGCTTATATATATACACCCAATTATTCATATATTTATTTTTTTATTTTTATATAAATAATTGGACACACTAGATACACTTTACTATTTAGATTAGCAGTTATCTGCTTTTTAGCCGTGTCCGATTAGTGTGTCCAAGCGTGTTTAGTGTGTCCAATTATTACACTATATCAAAATTCATCGATGTATAGGCTTGAATATTTATTTTTACGAACATTCATACCTATTAAATAATTGGACACACCTCAAATAATTGGACACACCTACTTACCATGATTTCGTTTATACATTGATAGGAGGTCTGTACCTTCCTTTATAAACGCTCTTTGAGGGCCGTAAAGCCTACCAAAACGTGCCTTCCCTGTTCCTTTTGTATATGGGTTCCAGCCCGGCGTTGATTGTAAGATATCTATAATCTCTCTAGCCTTTGCGTTCTGCAGGTTCTTCCTGTCCCCGCCAAGCACTTCACACCATATCTCAAGGGCACATACTCGCTCCCGCTGCACTGAACCACAATGATCGTCATCGCCATAATTAGCAACGTAATCTCGTCTGTCGTAGATATCCATTGTCTCCCAATCTTCAGGAAGTAGCATGTCGAGGTACTCTTCAATAAGACCTACGAGTTCACCGCCTTCTGTGTGTGATAATTGGATTCTAAGGGCTTCCTCTTCCAGTGCTCCTTCGAGTACTAATGGCTCACCTTCAGACCAATACATGAACGCTTCTGCCCATATTTGGTCAATATCATCTTTCGATAATTCCCAGGAGTGCTTTGTCTTCCGGTCTTTATCGCCAGTAATTGGCCAAAATCGGCGGTTACCGGTACGGTCTTTAAGGAACATAAGATTGTTAGTAGAACCAGCGAATACACACTGGCGAGGGTACTCTTCGGTGCGCCTACCATACGGAGACCGGAACCTATCAGAGGTACGACTGATAAAGGCCTTAACGATTTCATTGTCGTTCTTGTAGGTCGGTGCAAGTTCAGCAAGTTCGACTATCCAAGACCCTTGAATTTGTTCCAAGGCATCTTTGGTTTTGATATCTACAAGAGAATTGTTAAACCATTTACGGCCTAACCGCTCTAGAATTAACGATTTACCAAGACCTTGAGAACCATATAACACAATCGCCGTATCAAACTTAACGCCTGGATCCATAACACGGGCTACTGCGCCACACATCCATTTACGAGTAACCGCTCGGATGTATTCGGTATCCTCGGCACCGATGTACTCGATGAAGAGAGTATCCAGTCTACATTCGCCGTCCCAAGTTAGCCCCTTTAGATACTCACGCACAGGATGGAACTTATTATCTTGCGTTACCTCCTGGAGCGCATCGTCGATAATGCCTTTACCCTTAATAAGGTATTTTGTAGCGAAGTAGTTTCGTAAGCACGCATCGTCGGTATCTGTCCAGTAAGGGGTTTCGTCCTTATCGCGCCAAGGTAAATCGTCAATCACGACTAAGCGGTGTGCGAATTCATCAAGTCGGATTTTACCTTTAAGCGTAGGGTCTTGTTTAAGAACGACTAAGCAGTTGTACACATCTGATTCAGGGGTACCGTTTTTATCGCGTTTAAGTTTCGATAAAAAGTCCTCGTCATCGTCCGTGATATCCTCGAACTCCATATCCGCCATACGTTCCTTATCGAGCAGGATTGGTGCAGCGCCGTCTTCGTTGACAAAGTCTATCATGTCTTTGTAGCTTGGTAATTTAGTGACGCTGGTCTCATCTGCCGGGTCCTTATCTCCGAATAAGTGGATCCGGACGAGGTCGAACGCATTCACGAGTTTACCGCTAATAGGGTCAGTTGCATGGTTGGAGTAAGCAAAGGTGTCGTTATCGTAAATAACTAAACCGCCGACTGAGCTACCGGCTACATAGGTGTACCGGTCTTCTACGGCTGTAGGCTCATACACCCCAGGAAGGAACTTTTCTATCGCTTCCGTGATACTGTAGCACCTACAAAAGGCGCCAAGTAAACCCTTTTTTTCTAGCGGGTTACCTTGTTTCTTGGCCGCATCAAGGCGAATTTGTGATTCCTTTTCGGACGTTGGCCAAAGACTCGTATCACGCCAGTCTCTGTAAGTACTCAAATAGGTATCTACTGAAACAAGCGAGCCTTCGCCTCGTTGATATACATATTCCACATCCTTTGGACAACTTGGCCAGTACATAAGCCGTTCAGCCTGGTGCGTGGATGGGTCGAAGAATTCAATACCGATGTTATCCGCAATTCGTCTCGAGACTGCCTGGTACTCATCCGGCGTCATCGGTCTATCGACTGGAATAATTACGCGATAGCGAGGATTGTCAGCGGTGTGGCTGTGCGTACTGTATAGTACATACTCCATACCACCTAATTCCATATCTAGGTCTACGATAAAATCTTCGCCAGGGTTATCTGCATCAAGAGTGATTAAGTATCTCTCTTTAACAGCTCCTCTAATCCGTCTACCTTTATTAGGAATATAACCACCTACAAAACCGCCAACGTCTTTCTTTTGGCCTTGATCCGCTTTAGACATCTTGGCGTATTCAGCAGCCGTTTCATTCGTTACAGTAGGCTCCGCCAATTTATTGGCCAAAGCACTCCAAGTCATTTTCTGAGACTTCCAGCTACGGGCGGAGCGACTTCTGCCCGTAGCTATGATGATATTTGTATCCATATTACATCGCTCCTCCCTTCGCAAACTGGATATCTCGTACATACGCCGGAACGCATAAGCCGTGAGATGATACCCACTGCGTTACAGCTCCGTTGATATCGTGGTCTTCATATACACCACGATTGTTTTTAAGTTTAGCCTGGTGTATCTCTACGAAGTCGTCCGCATCATTCCTCGGATTAACCTCGATACACGCTACAGGCTCGTTACATTTATAGACACCTACGATAGCACACGTTTCGGCTTTCACCTTTTTGATATAAGAGCTTACACAGTTATTAAGCTGTATACCCATATCAATAATGCCGTGAGTAGAACCGATTGCCATGAAGCGGTAACCGTTAACCATATCAGCTAGCACTCGATGTGCTTTACGCTGCTGAACGATTTCGTCTTCCACTTTGTCGAACTTTTGCATTCTTGAGATTGTGTCATGTAAGTTACGCACCTGGATGCGAGTATCCCAAACCTCTTTACGGCGACTTCTCGATAACTCAAAATACATACTAGCTGTATCTCTGATATCGTGATAGGAAGGCGCATTTCTAATAAATAAGAACGCCTGTCGCTCACCGTATTGATGACTAAGGATATTAACAAATTTACGAATAACCGATAAATCGCGGTCATCACGCCATAACGGCCAAGACTGAATATAACTTGTATTATCAGCGTTATCTTTAACGACATCGACCATAGCCTTTTGATAGTCCTTGTTCTTAAATAACGTAGCCATAACTTTGATGATCTTCGCATAGAAGAACGGTCTATCGTGTAATAACCGACGAACCCATCGAGCATCGGGCAAGTTATGAACCTTGATTAAAGCTTTTACAAATGACTCACCTTTTATGGTTAACTCTAATACATCGCTCATCCCGAGTGTCTCGTTAGGGAATTTCCGATTATAGTAATCGTCATAGTCACGCTTTAAGCTGTCGTTGATAGCCGGAGCATCCGGAGCTTGTAATTTCCATACTAAGTTATGAAGTAAGTTATCCAAAGCTCCATATTTGTTAGACACCTGTACGCCTTGTCTAATAGATTTAACTTTATACCCTACTGCCTTTGAAAGCTTCTCGAAGAACACTTCTTTTAACACCTTGGCGAAACGTTTTAGCTCATCTTGATGGTTATGCAGTCTGCAGCCAGACGTGGCTTCAAACCACTCTAAAGATAAAGGGCTGTTGCTTAAACGCGTAGGGGAAACCGTCGATTCTTCGACAACGTCACTACGTGAGCGTTTCTTAAGTATGATAAAGGTTTTTCTTTGTTTAAAGTCGAACCGTACCACATCGATGACATGAGATTTATAACCTTTGTATATCATCCCTGTATCGCCATCGGCATACACTGTGTCGTACTCAAATTGCACGTCTAGTTTATCGCCTCTATCTATAATTGATAGGTCCAGGGATAAAGGAACGGTGGCGCTATATCCAACTTCCGCAGTAAACCCTTTAGCGTGGATCAACTCCCCACATCTTGGACAATAGAACTCATCTGATTCCTTGCAAGGCACTATTCCAAACACATTAGACTCCATAGGCCAAAGATTAGCGAAGGAGTGTTCGCAAGGTACATGGTAATAACTTGCAGGGTTAAAAGGTGATACTTGATTGCGCCGTACCAGGTCGTACAGCCTTTGTACTTGTAGATTGAATAAGACCTTCATAAGGCGCTATCCTTTCTTATAACAAATCGTCTAAATCATCTTCTTCAGGAGTTTCCTCAACTACTGGAGTTTCTACTTCTTTCTTTTTAGTAGTACGTTTACGCTTAGGCTTTTCTTCAGGTTTCTCTTCTACTACTGCCGGAGTAGCTTCAACTACAGGCTCTTCAGCCTTAGGAGCTTCTGCGTTTTTGCCATTTAATATCTTAAGCGCGAGGTCGCAAGCAGCAATACATCCTTCGCAGTACGCCATAGCTGTATCTTTACGTTCGCTAGCTGGTGCATCTTTTACGAGTTCATATAAGCCGTCGATTGCTTCGCGTTGTTGTTGAATTTGTTGTTTTGAGAGTTTCATAAGAATTGTCCTCCTAATCCTTCATGTAGTAAGGGTTCTCAAACCCCGCTGCGTTTAATATGAGCCCTTCATTCCAGGGTTCAGGTTCACACATAATATCTATAACTTCTTCTAAACTGCCTTCGCCTATTGGCGCTTCGATAACCACTTCATCGTGGATATGGGCTACAATCTTGTACCCTGCTTTAGAAAGCCGTAGCATAGATGCGGCTAAGCAATCTCTCGCTACTGCCTGTACAATGTTTTCGACGAGCTTTCCGCCGTAGGTTTCAACTCTGCCCCATGTATTCTTAACCTGATCCATTCCGTCATACTCAATCGATTCACTACCGAATCTGTTAAGCCCGATTCTAGGTCTTGCATAGGCAAGTCTTCGACCGGACGGTAATTCTATGAACAGGAAGCCTTTCGATTTAAAGAATTTAATATTGCCTTGTCTAATTCGTACGGGTTCTCCTGTTCTCACGACTTGCTTTGCTGCGCTGTCTGCATCTTTCCAAAATCTCGTAATTCGTGGACTAGCTTGTCGCCAAGCTTCGATGATACCAGGTAGCTCCTTCTCAGGAATTTCACCTTTAGAATCCATCGCTTTCATGGCTCCTACACCGCCACCATAGCCAAGCGCTAATTCTGCTACCTTGCCCTTTTGGCGAAGGTGTCCATTTACGCCGTGCTTCTCAACAGGTACGTGGAACATGCTAGATGCAGATGCACAGTAGATGTCGCCACCTTGAGCAAATACATCCTGGCGCCATTTCTCATGAGCTAGCCAAGCGATAACACGGGCTTCAATAGCACTAAAGTCAGCTACAATAAATCGGTGCCCATCCTCTGCTACAAGAGCAGTACGGATAAGTTGCTTAATCACATCACCAGGGTTTCCGTATAGTAGGTCTAACATTTCAACGTCTCTACTTTTAAGTACTTCCCGAGCTGTGTCTAAATCTTCTAGGTAGTTACGAGGTAGGTTCTGTAGTTGTACTACACGACCTGCCCATCGTCCACTTCTCATAGCTCCGTAAAACTGAAGCATGCCGTGGATACGACCATCGGAACACACAGCGTTTTTCATGGCCAAGTATTTTTTTATGGAGGAATTACCGAGCACCTGTCTATTTTGCAGTACCTTGCGTACATCAGAGGGGATATCCTGTGCCAAGAGGTTTGATACATCGTCTTTTCGCATTGTCTCTAGATCATATCCTAGTCTTGCAGTTAGCCACTCTTTAAGTTGCATGGTACTATTCGGATTTTCTAATCCTGTTAATATCTTGGATGACTCGGTAGCTTCTTCCACGATTTCGTCGTTGCAGGCAAGCGCTGCATCGACGAGTTCCATATCTACTTTCACGCCTCGCCAGTTAATATCTTGGTCGAGTAACCAGTACTCGTGCTCGATAGCCGGTGGTTTCAGCGAAAGTAAGCGTTTACGAATTGCCTTCTCTACTACTACGTCTTGGCGGTTGTACTCAATGTATTCCGCCCATTTCTCAGGCGCGTCCTCTGGCATATTTCGTGTCTTAGGATTTGTCTTAGTTGGCTTTCGTGGTACAGAAAAGAACTGAATTAAGCGTTTACCTCTTGCATCTTTGGCTTCACCTAATCGTAAAGCCTTAGACACATTATCGAGGCTCGCAGGTAAACTGCAGTATAACGCTAGTACAGAAGTACATTCCCAGTTTGTGTAGTCCGCATCAGGGAAGTACTTTTTTAGACAAAGCATTTCGAATGCTGCGTTGAATGCGGTCTTTGTAATTTCCTTATTATACAAAGCGTCCACCACCCTTTCGGGTAGTGGATCCTTTGTCATATCAATTACTTCGACTGGTTCATTGTCAAAGCTATAGGCAAAGAGCAGTATTTCAAATGTTGTATCATCAACGTATCGCTGGGCCCCATATTTAATAGGGCAGTCAGAATACGTTTCCACATCAATACTGAGCTCCATATATGCCTCCTTAGATTAAATCGTCATCGTCTAGGTCGCCTAAATCGTCGTCCCCGAAGTCGCTAGCAGATACATGAACACCACCGAGGCGGTCACCATCTTTAACTTTACGAACACCATTTAGACCAAAGCCTACGCCTTTCTTACCATTGAAGTTGTAAGCAAACACAGAAAGTGCTACCTGCGCATACACGCCGGAGTAAATTTCTTCTTCAATGTCGAATTGGTCCATCTTGATTTTGTCACGAGTGAATACGATAGGTTGCTTATCGCTATTCGCGTTGATGAAGAACTTGCCAGCATATGTTTCAGGTTGGTCAGCTACTGCTTCATCTGTATCACCATCACGTAAGTTCAATTTAAGATATGCTGCTTTACCTTCTACCTTAGCTACTGCTTTTGGATCAGCCTTAAGTTCTTCAATCGCACGTTCAAATGCTTTGATTGTTTTCTTATCTGTTTTGTCGATGATGATTTGGGAACTATATTTTGCTTTGCCGTCGTCGTTTTTACGAGGTTGAGCAATATTCGCGTAGGAAAGTCTTACGATACCAGTTGTTAATTTAGCCATTGTTACGGTCTCCTTCTTTAAATGAATTATTTGTTAGCTTCTACTTCAGACATTAATTTGTTTACGAGTGCTTCGAGTTTAGAAATACGGCTTTGTGCATCTTTAGCTTCGGCAAGGTAATCAGAACCTTTGCCAGTTTTGAATGCTACGTTTACGGTGTATTGGTTCTCACCGCCTAATGTAGCACCAAAGCCTAGCATGATACGTTCATTAGGTCTAGCGAATACGCCGAGCGCTACTGCATTACTGTTACGGTAATGGCCGTAACTTACAGCATAGCTGACCTTATCATTTCTGTTAAAGTCTAATGGATGCAATCCAGCAAGTGCTGCGGAGCTTGCACCTAACTTATTAACACGTTGGCCAAGATTGTTGACCTTGTTGTTAATGTCATTAGCTAAGCCCAAAGAACGATTTTCTAAGGTCGTGATACGACCTTCATGATTATCTGCCACATGTTCAAGGCTTCTGATATCTGCTGTATTAGCAGTTACCTTTTGCCCAAGTGTATTGATAGCAGATGTATTACCATTGATGCGGGCAGTGTTGTTAGTGATTGCAGTAGTATTACCTGCGATAGCTTGTTCATGATCACTCACCACGTCGCCAAGCATTTGAACACCAACGGCTAGGTCTTTTAAATTGTTCTGTGTCTTAACAATCGCTGTTTTATTGTTGTTAATTTGTTTAGCGTTTGTTTCGATTTCGTCAATCGCAGCAAACAACTGGGAGCCATTTACAGCGTCTAATGAATCAGCGGAGATTTGACCTGCGCTAACATTCGTGAGTTGGCGATTATATTGTGTTACCCCACCGGCACCAGCACGTGCTTTAGAACCGAAGGATACAACGCTTGCCGGTTGCTCGCCTGCAAATACGTGGCGAGTACCATTAATTGTGATACCATCAACACCAACGGCGCTATCTGTAACGCTGTTAGTACCGATTGCTACCGAATTCGCTTGGTCAGCAATCGTGTTGTTACCAAATGCAACGGCATCAGTGGCTAAGGATTTGGCATGAGTGCCAAACGTAAGAGCACCTTGACCATTAGATTCGGAGTTAGAACCGAAAACTAGTTGCTCTT